GGAGTGTATGGATTTTGCAAAAAACCTAATATAATTGGGTATGTAAAGGAGATTCTATGGAAAATTGTGCATTATTCGTAGCTACATTGCTACATTCTGCGACTAACACGCATTTTTTCCATTGGAGCACCGACTCTTATTCTAAGCACATTGCTTTGGGCGAATATTACGATGGCATTGTGGAGTTAACCGATGCCTTTGCCGAAGCCTACATGGGCAAGTATGGCAAATTCACCGCATTCCCAAGCGTGTACCACCAACCCAAAGACCCAGTTAAATACTTAGAATCCCTACAAAACTTTGTGGCAGATGCCCGCCAAGATTTACCGCAAGATAGCGAACTGCAAAACCTGATTGATGAAATTGCAGACCTGATTAACACCACAACTTATAAACTTAAGTTCTTGAAATAAAAGGATAAATTATGCCATTAATGAAATCAGGTAGCAAAGAAGCGGTAGGCAAAAACATCAAGACCGAAATGAAAGCTGGCAAACTTAAGAAACAAGCCGTAGCCATTGCTCTTGCAACTGAGCGTAAATACGCCAAAGGCAACCGCAAGAATAAGCTAGAAGAAGCATACGGCAAGTACATTGAAAGCAAAGCATGAAACACGGACTTTATGCTGCAATTCACGCCAAGCGTGAGCGCATTAAAAAAGGCTCAGGTGAGCGGATGAAGAAAGCTGGCGAAGAAGGCAGACCTACCGCTAAAGACTTTAAAGAATCGGCAAAGACCGCTAAAAAACCACGCAGACAAATGATTGCTGACGCTATGAAGGATATGTGATGTTTAAAAAAGAAAAGATTAAACCTGAAAACTCTTTGTTGCAACCGCACAAACAGACCACGCTAGAAAAGAACGAAGATAAGCGTATGAAGCGTAAAGCGGAGTTATCTAAGCACTTTAACCAATTTGTTAAACAGATGGCATAAAAGGAAAAGATATGGCAACACTAGCAGATGTATTAAGACAAAGTGGTTATATACAAGATGGTCAAATTGTCAGACAACCATCTACTACAGCCCAAACAATGAATCAATATGTTAAAAATATTATTCCAAATGCCGCCCAAAACTTAGCCCAACAACGGGCTGATATAGACGCTGCCATAACAATGGGCAATCAAGGCATACAGATAGGCGACCCTGAAGCTTATGCAAGGCAAATGGAAGCCGTCACTAGTGTTGCTGGTATTACAAAAGCTGGTAAAAATTTGATTCCAAGCGCTTATCAACAGGCTTATGAATACGAAAAACGAACAGGCGTCAAAATGAAACCCAGTGACGTTGCCGCCGCACAAAAAATATATGATTTGATGGCTAAAGAACGTGAACTTAAAAATGTAAAACCATCAGATTTGCCCCGTTGGGGTGATTTTGCCAAGTCTGATGAATACGATATTAAGATGCTAAATGAATTACAAAAAAAGGTTGAACAGCAACGTGTTCTTGATATGCTGCAAGAAGAAAAATTGTCTCGCCGACAAGTTTTAGAAAAACAGATAAAAGAATCAAAAAAGTAATACAATTAACGCAACTTAATCAATCACTTGAGGAAGTATGCAGATAAAAGAGGTAGAAGTAACAGCGTTAATACCATACGCTAAAAACAGCCGCACACACGATGACGCACAGGTAGCCCAAATAGCCGCCAGTATTAAAGAATTTGGGTGGACTAACCCTATATTAGTGGATGGCGGTAAAGGCGTTATAGCGGGGCATGGCAGGCTATTAGCCGCAAGAAAGCTGGGTATGGCTAAAGTACCTACGATTGAGCTTAAAGACATGACAGAAGCCCAAAAAAAGGCTTATGTGATAGCTGATAATAAATTGGCATTAAACGCTGGGTGGGATACAAACTTTCTGTCGCTAGAGTTACAAGAACTAAAAGACCAAGACTTTGACCTGACGCTACTTGGATTTGACGATAAAGAACTAGACGCTTTACTAGCCCTCGAAACAACTGAAGGGTTAACCGATGAAGATAGCGTACCTGACACGCCAATCGAGCCTAAAACCAAGCTAGGCGATATATATATTCTTGGAAATCATAGACTTATGTGCGGTGATAGCTGTAGCGTAACCGATATGGATAAACTTGTAAACGGCAGACAAGTAGATATGTGGCTTACCGACCCTCCCTACAATGTAGCTTACGAAGGCAAAACTAAAGATGCCTTAACTATACAAAATGACTCTATGGATAATGCAGGCTTCCGCCAGTTTTTACGGGATGCTTATGTAACTGCCGATACTGTTATGAAAGCTGGGGCTGTATTTTATATATGGCATGCGGACTCAGAAGGCTACAATTTTAGAGGTGCTGCCTACGATGCTGGTTGGAAAGTACGCCAATGTCTTATTTGGAAAAAGTCCACTATGGTTATGGGCAGACAAGACTATCATTGGAAACATGAACCATGCTTGTATGGGTGGAAAGAAGGTGCTGGGCATCTATGGGCTACTGACCGCAAACAAACAACTATTTTGGAGTTTGATAAACCGAGCCGTAATGGTGAACACCCAACAATGAAGCCTGTAGCCCTATTTGAGTACCAAATGCTCAACAACACTAAAGGTGGGGATATTGTGCTTGATAGTTTTGGCGGTAGTGGCACAACTCTATTGGCTGCTGAAAAGAACGGCAGAATAGCCTATTTAATGGAATTAGACCCTAAATACTGCGATGTAATAGTTAAGCGTTGGGAAGACTTTACGGGCAAAAAAGCTATTTTAGCGGAGTTATAAAAATGGCAGAAAAAGGCAGACCAGCACATAAACCAACTAAAGAAAGCCAAGATACCGCTAAACGCTTATCTGCATTGGGTGTACCCCATGAGGATATAGCCAGTAGGCTAAAGATTAGTGCTGATACTTTAGTTAAGTATTACAAGGAAGAATTAGACGAGGGGCGTATAGACGCTAACGCTGCTATTGCTGGCACATTGTTTAGCCAAGCCAAGAAAGGTAATACGGCTGCCGCTATCTTTTGGCTAAAGACTAGGGCTAGGTGGAAAGAAACTCAAGTTAACGAGGTCACAGGCCAAGATGGTGGCGATATAAAGATTTCTTGGGCAGATGCCTAACATAAAGCTAAAGTACCGCCCTAGACCTATATTTGCTGACTTCCATGAGCGTAAGCAACGATGGTCTATTATTATTGCCCACAGGCGGGCAGGTAAGACTGTAGCGTGTATTAACGACCTTATTATTAGAGCTGGATTGGAGAATAAACCCAATGGAAGATATGCCTACATTAGCCCGTACCACTCCCAGTCCAAATCAATTGCTTGGGACTATTTGTTGCGTTTTAGCCAGCCTTTATATCGTAAGCATAATCAATCAGAACTGTGGGTTGAGCTTATCAACGGGTCAAGAATTCGTCTATTTGGTGCAGACAATCCTGACGCATTACGGGGTATGTACCTAGACGGGGTAATCCTAGACGAGTACGCTGATATGAAGCCTAGCGTATGGGGTGCTGTACTCAGGCCGTTATTATCTGACCGCATGGGCTGGGCCGTTTTTATTGGCACACCAAAAGGCCATAACGCCTTTTATGACATATATCAGACCGCAGAGATAAACAAAGCAGATTGGTTTAGTAAGGTTTTAAGGGCAAGCAAGACCAAAATCCTACCCCAAGCCGAACTAGACGATGCCCTAAAGTCTATGTCTATCGACCAATACCAACAAGAGTTTGAATGTAGCTTTGAAGCTGCCATACTAGGTGCTATATATGGCACAGAGATGCGACTATTGACCGATGCAGGGCGTATTGACAAGGTTGAGTGCGACACCCTGTTCCCTGTGCATACGGCTTGGGATTTGGGCTTTAACGATGCTACGGCTATTTGGTGGTATCAAGTGGTGCATGGAGAGATACGGGTATTGGACTACCACGAAGCTCATGGGCAACCGATTGTGTATTACGCTAACCAAATTAAAGAACGACCTTACGAATATGGTACACATTGGCTACCGCACGATGCACGAGCTAAAACTTTAGCAAGTGGTGGTAAGTCAATAATTGAACAATTAATAGATAAATTGCCCCTAAAAAGCGGAAATTTGTTTAAAATCGTACCTAATCTGTCATTACAAGACGGCATACAAGCTACAAGAATGGCGT